CATGGGGATGAAGTATTAGGTGAAATAATTGTTACAGAAGATCCTGAGACCAAGACAGACTTAATATTCATTCAGCATCCTGCTAAGACTAAGGTTATTGATTTAGATCATCCTATACAAGAAAATTCCAGAGAACAGAAGGTGGCGATGGGTTTTATCAAGTGGATGAATTTCAGCGACGAAGACTTTTATGTTATAAGCGAGAAAGATATAATGACGATAGCACCCATGTCTCCTTCATCAATTATGATGTATAAGAGGTGGGTCAGAAAAGAAATCGATAGATTACCTGAGAAAGAAAGGGAAGTACCCATGAATAGTTCTATGGGATTACTAGACACAGTAGACAATGCCAGACAACTTTTAGAAAGAATCTATAAGAACCCTAAGTTACCAGATATAAACCAATAGAACTTCCCTTCCAACCCTCACAGTGTTGAGTGTACACAGAATTTAACAACTTGTCAAGCTAGTTGCGTTTTCTGTGTTTTTTTGTTAATATAGGTACATCCAAACGGATATTATGCCCCGCAAATCTACCAAGAAAAAAGAACATTATGTAGATAACAAGAAGTTTCTAGCAGCATTAGTCGTGTATCGTACTGAATGCGCTGAGGCAACTGAGAAAGGACTCGGTAAACCAAGAGTTTCAAACTATATTGGCGACTGCTTTTTAAAAATAGCAACTCATCTATCATATAGACCTAACTTTATCAACTATATGTACAGAGAAGACATGATCGGAGACGGTATTGAAAATTGTATTCAATACATTCACAACTTTGACCCCGACAAATCTTCTAACCCATTCGCGTATTTTACGCAGATCGTTTATTATGCATATTTAAGACGTATTGCAAAAGAAAAACGACAACAAGCGATACGAGAAAAGATTCTGGAACGCAAAGGTTACGAAGAAGTCTTCCACTCAGATGACCACGATAACTCTGCTGACTTAAATTACATCAAGAACAGAGTCGAAACTAACACACGATACAACTAATGGGAATACTCTCTCAACTCAAAGTCATGTTTAAAGAAGATGATCTTGAACTGACTAAGGCAGACTACAAATTAATTTGTGATGCTTTACATAAACGTCAACGAAACTTCATTGCAGGAGATCGGATGTTTAAACATTATGGTATACTACTAGATAAATTTGACAGACTCTATGAAACTGCTTCTGATAACTGATCAACACTTTGGTGTAAGGAACGATAGTCCTGCATACATTGAGCAGTATCGTAAATTCTATAAGGATACTGTCCTCCCATACATTGATAAGAACAAGATCACTCACATTGTAAATCTTGGCGACACGTTTGATAAACGAAAGTCTATAAACTATTCGTCCTTAGATGCTGCAAAGGAGATGTGGTTTGATCCTGTCAGGGATCGTGGTATCCATATGTGGTGCATTGTGGGTAACCATGACATCTACTATAAGAATACTTTAAAGGTCAATAGTCCTGAGTTATTGTTTGAAGATTACGATAACATTACAATAGTTGATGAACCACAGGATATTAATATAGGTGGTTTAGATATTCTAATGTTACCATGGAGGTGTGAAGCAAATACACACAAGTGGAGAAAGATAATAGAAGATACCAAGAGTACAGTATGTCTAGGACATTTGGAACTCAGTCAGTTTGATCCTATCCCAGGATATACTATGGATCATGGTGATGATCCTGCTCCTTTCGAGAAGTTTGATGTAGTATGCTCAGGTCATTACCATCACAGGTCATGTAAGGGTAATATTACATACCTTGGTAATCCGTATCAACTATACTGGAATGACTTCGGTACAGAGAGAGGGTTCCATACACTAAATACTAAGACAAAGAAACTGACTTTCATAAAGAACCCTAATAATATGTTCAATAAGATATATTATAGGGATAGTGAAACTGCTCCTATTGATTATCAGTCTCTAAGTGGTACATATGTAAAGTTGATCGTAGAAAAGAAAGAAGATCAGAAGATGTTTGATAGTAAACTATCCATGATCTTGCAATCAAATCCTGCCGACTTAAAGATTATAGAAGATACCTTTATGGTATTGGATGAAATAGATGAGACGATAGAAACAGAGGACACTTTATCCATTCTCAACAAATGTGTTGCAGAGGTCGATCATAAGGATGAAGTCTTTGGTATACTTAAATCTTTATATGTAGAAGCACAAAGAGTTTAATGTTTGTATTAGTTGACAAAGCAAGCGGAGGGGTGTATGCTGTAAAGGATGACACCACAGTAGAACGTGTTGTTCAACTCTTCCAAGAAGAAGACGATGCTGTTAGATATCACGAGTATCTTATTGCAGCAGATTATGAGAGAGAATTAATAATTACACCATGTGACGAGCAACAGGTAAAAGATAATTGTGCGTCATTCGGTTATGTATATACGGTAATTAAACCAACTGATATTGTTTATCCCCCAAGTGATTCTGACTAAATGATTGTTTTTGAAAAGATTAGATGGAAGAATCTGTTGTCCACTGGTCAGCAGTTTACTGAAATCAATCTGAATGATACTGCGTCTACATTAATTGTAGGTAATAACGGAGCAGGCAAGAGCACACTTCTTGATGCTCTTTGTTTTGGTCTGTTTGCAAAACCATTTAGAAAGATTAGTAAGACACAATTAATCAATACAGTTAATGAAAAGGAATGTGTAGTAGAGATAGAATTTAATATCGGTAGTATTGAATATAAAGTTATCAGAGGTATGAAACCCTCTAAGTTTGAGATCTATCGCAACGGAGAACTCTATGATGCAAATGCATCTGTTGCTGATGACCAGAAATACTTAGAACAATCTGTACTTAAACTTAATTTTAAATCATTTACACAGGTAGTCATACTGGGTAGTAGTACCTTTGTGCCTTTCATGCAGTTGACAGGACCTAATAGAAGAGAAGTTATAGAAGATATACTAGACATCCAGATCTTCTCTCAGATGAATACTCTGTTAAAGGAGAGAGTCAAAGAGATCAAGGACGAGCAGAGATCATGTGAGTATGAAATGGATATTGCACAACAGAAAGTTGAAATGCAAATCCGTAATATCGAGAACCTAGAAAAGGTTGATACTACACAGATGGAAAGGAAGCAGAAGAAGTTTGATCTAAATGAAGAACGTTGTATACAAATCAAATCTAGAATCAAAGAACTAGATAAGAAATGTGATACGTTAGAACCACAGATATTAGAACTAGACAAGGCAGTAGATAAACATGAGAAGTTCAAAGAGATGCGTACCAAGATCAAATCTAAATTTGATAACTCTCGTAGAGAAATGAATTTCTTTGAGAACAATCACACATGCCCCACATGTACACAAGAGATTAGTGAACAGTTTAAAGAAACAAAGATAAAGTATCTTGCAGATAAAGGAACTGAATTAGCAGCAGGGTCTAAACAAATTACTGATGAGATTAAAAAACTTGCGACCACAGTCAAAGATCTCAGGAAGAAATCAGAAGAGATCAATGGTTATAGGTATGAAATACAGGCATTGACACATGAGGAAACTAAACTTCTTAAAGAGAATACTGATATATTAACTGAGGTTGGTAGTGATACTACAAACTTAGAGTATGAGAGACAGTCATTAGTTACTATCCAAAAGAACTTAGAAGATAAGAAAGATGACTGTGCCAAAGTCAATACACAAGCAAACTATCTTGGTATTGTAGGTGAGTTATTGAAGGACAGTGGTATCAAAACAAAGATAATTGCTAAGTTTATACCACTAATCAATGCTAGAATTAATAAATATCTGCACAGCATGGATTTCTTTGTAAACTTCACACTAGATGATAACTTTACTGAGAAGATCCTATCAAGATTTCGTGATGACTTTACATATGCCTCATTCTCTGAGGGTGAAAAGCAAAAGATTGACCTAGCACTACTGTTTACATGGAGAGAGGTTGCACAACTTAAAAATAGTGTGGCAACTAACCTACTCATTCTTGATGAAGTGTTTGACTCATCACTAGATCAATCTGCCACTGATGAACTGATGAAGATATTAAAGAATAAGTTAGACAAAACTAATTTGTTTGTGATTTCACACAAAGGTGAAGTCCTAATTGACCGCTTTGATAAGACGGTTGAGTTTAAGAAAGATGGCGATTTCTCAAATTTACATTTGACAAACGCATAGTCTCCTGTATAATGAAGATAGTATCTAAAATTTATGTTTCTAGCAAGTTGTCCACCAGTCTATACCCTACCAGGGACGTGGAGTAAATGTAATGCACTCATTCCACATTACAACGCAGACCCTAACGTTACGTTTGGGATAGCATTATTAATATTCACTGTTGGACTGACTGGATTCGGTGTGTATAGAGCATTCTTTAACAACAAAGATCTAACAGATCAGTGGGACGAACACGATGACTAATTATGGACTTGAAGTAGTATTCTGGGTCACACTTGGAGTGCTTTTAATCTACCAATACGAGAATAGAAAATGAATGACCTGACCGTGGGGATCTATTTCATACTCTTTGCCATAGTAGCAGGAAGTAGTGCAATGTTCATGTTCATGATGATGAGAACCACGATTGAGGCAGTCAATAAACCTGTAAGAAATGTACATCCAGAAATGAAAGACGTACAAACAGGTGATGAGTTACTTGTATTTAAACCAGAGGAAGATGATGATGAACCTGACACTGTTGTAGTAAGAAGATAATGTACCATAACAACTTCTTTACTGACGAACAATGGGAATGTATAAGAGTATGTGTAGCAAATGCACCTATACCTTATGATATTACAAAGAAAAAGATTCCTGCTGAGATCCTAGAAAAGATAGGACAACCACAGAGAAAGGAATACGAAGGAGAAACATTAGTACACGTTGACTTGGAGCAATATGAAAATACCTAACTGGCAACACCACTCTAAAAAAGAAAAGAAGCGTCATCTTAAACCACAAGCATTGCGTCAAGCAAGGAAGCGTCGCAACCAGTTGACAAAGTGTCTACTCAACCGTCCCAAGGGGCGGTTTTCGTGTAATAATGTGTATATACAAACGACATGAGACATGACACAAACAAACATTGAGATAAAAGGTTCACTAGCAAGACTACTTGCAACAGAGAATCTAGTCGTAGAACATAAGCAAGTACCAACTGCATCATTCGATGTCGCTAAGAGAGTCTTGACACTTCCAATGTGGACCAAAGCAAGTGACATTGTATACAACATGCTTGTAGGTCACGAAGTAGGTCATGCACTCTACACACCTAACGACGAAGAAGTATTCAAAAACGCACCATGTCCACTAGGTTACATCAACGTTACAGAAGATGCTCGTATCGAGAAGTTGATGAAGCGTAAGTATCCAGGAATTTCAAAAGACTTCCATGGTGGATACTCAGAACTACATGAAGATGATTTCTTCTCAGTAGAGGACACAGATCTTAATGAGTTGACATTAATAGACAGAGTAAACCTACACTTCAAGATAGGTGCATACGCAATGATGCCTTTTTCTCCTGCTGAGACACCTCTCAGAGACGCTGTGGGACGTTCAGAAACATTCCAGGAAGCAATCGATGCTGCTAAGGCAATTTATGAGTTCATGAAAGAACAGCAAGCAGAAGAAGAAAAGCAACAAGAAGAAGAGCAACAGCAACAGCAACAGACTCTACAAGTTCCTACACAAGGTGGTGGACAAGGAGAGCAAAGTGACGGAGAAAGAGAGTACCCTGACTTCCCCCAAGGAGAAGATCTATCAGAAGGCAAGAGTGAGTCACAAGAAGATGCACCTGTAAACTCTTTCCAACATGACGTTGACACACCAGACAACCAGATGCAACCTTCTAACAAGCATGGAGAGAACACCAACCAAGGTTATGGTCGTCCTAGCATTGAGGTTGTAGCGACACAGGAATCATTTGATGATGCATCACAAAGTCTAGCAGACAGAGCAGCAAACGAAATCAAGTATGCAACATTCCCAAAGAAAGTTCATCATGAGGAAATCATTGTTCCTGCATCTTTAATCTGGAAAGCAGCAGAGAAAGATTGGGAAACCGAGGTTGAGTTTGCAAAGGAGAGTGGAACTGAGAACCCATTCATAGAAGTTGACAGAAAGTTTGTTGAGTTCTCTAAGCAAACATCTAAGGACGTCAACTACATGGTCAAAGAGTTTGAGTGTAAGAAAGCAGCATCAGCATATGCTCGTGCATCAGTTGCTAAGACAGGTGTTCTTGATACTGCTAAGTTACACACATACAAATTCAATGATGATGTATTCAAGAAAGTAACTCGTACACCAGAAGGTAAGAACCACGGTCTTGTATTCCTAGTTGACTGGTCAGGTTCTATGGCAGGAGAAATCCATGAGACAATCTTACAGATCATCAACCTATGTCAGTTCTGTAAGAAAGTAGGTATCCCATTTGATGTATATTCATTCGTTGTTGATGGTGGTCTATGTCAGTTACATGCAGGATGCGATCACATGGACCCATACTATGAATCAGAGGGTGTCCAGATATCATCACGCAACGAAGATGAGTTCTTCCTTGATAGAAGATTCAGATACGGTAACTTACTTACATCTGATGTAAATCAAAAGACATTCAATCATCACTGCAAGTTACTTTACAGAATTGCAAACTATTACAGAACAAGATGTCACTGGAATAGAGTAGAACCAAAACCTCCTGCATTCATGGGTCTTGGTGGTACACCACTCAACGAAGCATTAGTTGTTATGCAGTCCTACCTAGGTAAGTGGAAGGCACAGCACAATGTAGAGAAGTGTCACTTGATCGTACTTACAGATGGAGAGTCACAGTGCCTACCTACAACTAAGGCGGGTAAGTCATACGGTGTATTCACAGGTTTCTATCCTGACTATGGTCACTACAATACTGTTATCAGACACAGAGGTCGTCACTTCAAGACTGTACACAATGCTAACTCTGATATGACTAACAGATTACTAGAAATAATCAGAGAGACAAACCCAGGGTCAAACGTTCTTGGTATCAGAATATGCCCAGGCAGAGGATTTGCTCACTATCTTCGCTACCTAGGTATCTGGGACCAGAAGAAGATCGAAAAAGTCCAGAAGCAATTCAAGAAGAAAAGATGTGCAGTTATCAACAACACAGGTTACAACGAGTTGTATGTAATCGCATCTAATTCTTACTCAGAGGACACTGCTATGGAGGTTGAAGCAGATGCAACTAAGACTGAAATCAAACGTGCATTCGCTAAGTCTTTAAAGTCTAAGTCAGTCAACCGTAACTTGCTATCTTCCTTCGTGTGCCAGATAGCGTAGTGTCCATTATGTGTTTACAACACACATAGAATCCTATACAATTAAAACATACAAACAAATACAAAGATTATGCCATTCGCCCCAATACCAGTTTCCACACAAGACCTAGTTGACTTCCTTTCAGAAAAGTTCGGTCTTGATGTAACCACACCAGACCTCCTTGTTGCTGCTGACAAGTTCAACATGAGTTATGCAACTGTCAAGAAGAGACTAAAACAGTACAAGACAGGTATTGGTAAGTGGAATCTAACTATCGCAGAGAAGTTAGAAAAGAATTACCAGAACAAGACTGCTAACAAGACAACTATGGTTGACTCATTTGACCCTGCATACCTAGCAGCAAAAGATCTTGTTCCTGATAAGGACCCTAACTATGTTCCTTTCGGTAACTTCACTGACTTGAAGAAGATCATCAAGTCCAAGGTGTTCTATCCTACATTCATCACAGGTCTATCAGGTAATGGTAAGACATTCGGTGTCGAGCAAGCATGTGCTCAACTAGGTAGAGATCTTATCAGAGTCAACATCACAGTTGAGACTGACGAAGATGACTTGATCGGTGGTTTCAGACTCGTTGATGGCAACACAGTATGGCACAACGGTCCAGTGCTCGAAGCACTACAAAGAGGTGCAGTTCTATTACTCGATGAGTTAGACCTAGCATCAAACAAAATATTATGTTTACAATCAATTTTGGAGGGCAACGGTGTATTCATTAAGAAGATCGGTAAGCAAGTTTACCCCGAGAAAGGTTTCACAGTGGTTGCAACCGCTAACACCAAGGGAAAAGGTTCTGATGATGGTAGGTTTGTTGGCACTAATGTTCTAAACGAAGCATTCCTAGAAAGATTCCCACTCACATTCGAGCAAGAGTATCCTTCTATCAAGATCGAACAGAAGTTATTACATAACTACTGCTCAGAGTTGAACTGCTGTGATGACGAGTACATCGAGAACCTCGGTACATGGGCAGAGATCATCCGTAAGACCTTCAAAGAAGGTGGTGTTGATGAAGTCATCTCTACTCGTAGACTTGTACACATCATTCGTGCATTCGCTATCTTTAAGGATAGACTAAAAGCAATCAAACTTTGCTTAAACAGATTCGATGATGAGACTAAGGCAGCATTCCTAGAACTATATTCTAAGATAGATGCTAAGGTTGATCTAGGAGAGACACCACTCGAAGTTGACGCAGACTAATTTATCTGCTAAGATATATCTATGAACAAATATCGTGAAAACGAGACCCTAAAAATTGTCCAAGAGTATGTTGATAAAACATACCAAGGACATTATGTAGGGGATGATCAAGACAAGACACAGACCTTAGACCTTTTAGAGTCCATAGGTACTGTGTCTGACTTTTGTCAATCTAACATCATAAAATATGCTGCTAGGTTTGGCAAGAAAAATGGCAAGAATAAGCAGGACTTACTAAAAGTCATGCACTATGCTATACTACTGTACCACTTCTCCAACTTTGATAATGATCGCTGAATCTATGAAAATTTCTGATGAACAACTAGAAGTATTCAATATCTTTAAACTGATTAATCCTTCTATACTATTAAAACCAGGGCAGAGAGTATCTACAATCTCTAACAACAAAAATATTATGGGAGTGGCAGACTTTAACACTCTTAATATCCCTGTACAAGCACCAATCTATGATCTACATGTGTTTCTAAACACTATGAACATTGTGTCAGGTGGAGAGAGATTGAAGAGTGATGTAGACTTCCAAGAGAACTTAGTTAATATCAGTCACGGACGTAGTAAGATGAAGTATTACTATGCTGACGAGAGAATGATTACTTCTCCTCCTGATAAACTTGCTGATCTAGGTGACCCTGTACAGAAAGTAAGCATTGAGTATGCAGACTTCCAGAAGATGTTCAATGCTGCTTCAACATACAGTCTCCCAGACATTTGTTTTGTAGCAGACAACGGTAATCTAAGTGCAATGGTTACAGACAAACGTAACTCATCATCTAATGTATTCACAGTTGATCTAGGAGAATCAGATAAAGAGTTCTGTTTCTGTGTTAAGACTGAGAACCTTAGAATTGTATGCCCTACACTAGGTGGTAAATCAAATATTGTGTCAGGTTATAACGTTGAATTATTTACTAGCAAAGTTGCTAAACTATCTGCTATAATTAAATCAACAGCAAAGAAAGAATTAACTAATCTTGAATTGCTTGTTGCACTTGAACCTGATTCTGAGTATTAATGTTGTACGGTTTAATTTTTCTAGTTATAATATTCATAGTATTCCTAATCATCACATATTATAATCCACACTAATGAACATCTTTGTCACTGATCCTGATCCTGTTAAGTCTGCTCAGTCTCTGCCTGACAAACATATCGTCAAGATGCCCCTAGAAACCTGTCAAATGCTATCAATCGTAGCATCAGAGGAATGGGGTCATTCTTTCGGCACTCTACCTCGTGCAGATGGGCAACCATATCGTACAGAGAAGGGTGCCTTTCGTAATCATCCTTGCACACAGTGGGCACAGAAAAACTGGCGGTGGTTAATTGACCATGGTCTTGCCTTATGTGAGGAATATACACACAGGTATGGTAAAAGACATACTTGTCATGATACAATACTTGTAGCAGACCAAATCTTTCCTAAGAAAGATCTAGGTCCTACACCATTTGCTCGTGCTATGTACGATGAGTTCAAGCATGACAAATCTATTTCTACATTTGATGCATACAAACGTTATGTTGCATCTAAACCTTGGGTATGTAATAATTATCTGAGGAAACCTGATCGTAAACCTAACTGGGTTTAATTTTATTATGAATGATTTTTTGTGGGTCGAGAGATATCGTCCCGCCAACGTGAGAGAGTGTATTCTTCCTGAGAATACGTCTCAAATGTTTGAAGGTTTTGTTGATCAAGGAGAGATACCTAATCTTCTCCTAGCAGGACCCGCAGGCATAGGTAAAACAACTATTGCTAAGGCATTATGTAATGAACTGGAAGCAGATTTCTTTGTTATCAATGGATCTGATGAAGGTAGATTCTTAGACACTGTAAGAAATCAAGCAAAGTCATTTGCTGCTAGTGTTTCTCTTACATCAAAAGCAAAGCACAAAATTATAATTATAGATGAGGCAGATAATTGTACACCTGATGTACAAATGTTATTGCGTGGTAATATTGAAGAGTTCCAGAATGCTTGTAGATTTATATTTACATGCAACTATAAGAACAGGATCATCGATCCTATCCACTCACGTTGTTCTGTTGTAGATTTCAACGTCAAAGGAAAAGAGAGAGCACAAATGGCAGCATCTTTCTTTGATAGAGTTAAAACAATTCTAGATGTAAATAAGATTGAGTATGAAAAGAAAGTTGTAGCACTAATCATACAGAAATACTTTCCAGATTTTAGGAGGACACTAAATGAATTACAGAAGTATTCTAGTAAAGGCAAAATTGATACTGGGATTCTTGCTAGTGGTGCAGATCTGGCAGTGGGCGATCTTGTAACCTATCTCAAAAAGAGAGAGTTTACAAACATGAAGAAGTGGGTTGTTCAGAACCTAGATAATGAACCTCAGATAATCATGAGGAAGGTATACGACACCATGTATACTTACATGAAACCAAAGAGTATACCCGAAGCGGTTCTCATCATAGGTGAGTACCAATACAAATCAAACTTTGTTATGGATCAGGAAATTAATCTGGTTGCATTCATGACAGAACTAATGATGAGGTGTGAATTTCAATGAACTGTTGGCACTGTAACACAGAACTGATTTGGGGTGGTGACCACGATGGTGAGGACTACTGCAATGAAGAATATAATATAGTCACTAACCTATCGTGTCCTAAATGTGATGCGTTTGTTTTAGTATACCATTCACCAAAGAAGTGGGACGATGACGATCAAGAAACATAATTTATTTCCTACAACAGTCTATGAATTTAGACTAGAAGGAGAGGATATGGAAATGATGCATCAGGCACATGAGTTTGCAAAGACTCTAAACATGCAGATGTATAATTTTCCTGCGGGTGTAAGAACAAGTCGTGGAGATATACACAAAGAAGAACCTATGGAACCTCTATGTGGGTTCTTTGAGGACTGCTTAGACTATATTAGATGTGATCTTGCACTACAAGTAGAAGCACTTAAAATCTCACTTGCATGGGCAAACTTTGCACCCGCAGGATCAGGTGTAGGACACCCTCTACATCGTCATCCTTACTCATACTTGTCTGGTGTATTCTATTTTACAGAGGGTAGTGATACTATCTTCCAAGACCCAGTGGACATTCGTAACCTAGACACACTAGAAATTACCAGAGACCACTTTGATGGTCCATTTGAGAGGATAAAAGCAGAACCAGGGAAACTTGTTATATTTCCTGGGTGGTTGAGACATTACAGTGACCCACATGCAGGAAAAGAAGACAGGTGGTCTATGTCTTTCAATGCATTACCTCATGGTGCTGTCAATGCAGGACCACAAGGTGTACCAATGGCGAGGATACAAGTATTATGAGATTATTAAAAACTCCACTCAGATACCCAGGTGGTAAATCAAGGGCATGTGTACGTCTATATGACTGGTTTCCTGCTGATATAGATGAGTTCAGAGAACCATTCGTAGGTGGTGGATCAGTAGCATTATATTTCAGTCAGTTACACCCTGACGTACCAGTGTGGATCAATGATTTATACGTCCCTTTGTACCATTTTTGGATCAATTTAAGAGACAGAGGTGATGAGTTAAGTGAAACCTGTTATGATATCAAACTAGATCACCCTACACCTGACCTTGCCAGAGAACTATTTGATAAAAGTAAGGTAGAAATACAGACAGCAGACAGTTTTAGACAGGCAGTTCTGTTCTGGGTACTTAACAAGTGTAGTTACTCAGGACTGACAGAGAACTCCTCCTTCTCACAGTCAGCATCAAAGCAGAACTTCACCCTGAGAGGTGCAAATAACCCTAAAAAGTACCAAGA